ATCCTCGCTCCATTTTACAGTTCCCATTCCACCTGCTTCGTCTGCCACTGTAAACCTGTGTTGAGCATATCTCAGCGCATCAATCGCCGCCTGTCTGCTGATTAAATCATCCTTCATTCGTCCATCTCACTTTCCATCCATTCGTGCTTGCAGTAATAGCAGTTATCACGATTGATAAAGGAATCATCCTTCCCATCGCAGTGCGCTCTTTGATCTCCTTCAAAGTACGGACATTTTATGTCGTAGTGTAACACGGCTTCATACGATGCACCGCCATCGTCTACTTGATCCGTTAACACAGCAACCATATACTCACGGTTTGTCATGCCCTTCACACTCCTCCCTTCTTCCGGATCGTCAGCTCGTACCCGAACTTGTCCAGCAATGCCACAGCACCGCCGACCGGAAACGTCGATCTGCCCGTAAGCCATCCGGACAGAGTGTGCCGGTGCACGTAGAGCCCGGTCGCAGTGTGCCGGTATGTCATATTCTTCTTTTTCATTTCTGCCCTGCAGAACTCCCGGATCTCATCTTCCGTCATCTTCGTCCAGTCCTCCCCCGTCCTCGAGCCACCTGAGGAGGCGGAAGAGATCCTCCTCCGACTTGTGGCTGACACATAAACTGCATGCAATGTAATGTTTTATAATGTCGATTGCTTCAGTCCTTGGCACGCTTACGCCTCCATTTCTTCTGCCTCTCCGATGCATCAACCCGCTTCCGGTGCTGTTCCTCGCTCCACGACATGGCGAACGAAGAAATCTTTTCCTCCTGATCTCTGCACGGCAGAGTCGGCTCCGGAGCTGCCGGGAGTCTGTCGACCGGGATCTTAATCGTTGCTCTCATCGGCCGGCTCCCAGTGATCGGAGTTGCTGGTGCATCCTCCGCAGTGCGGGCCGTTGTGGTTTTCTTCGTACCATTTACAACTTTCACACTCATGTGGCATTTCCTTTTCCCACCCTTCCATGATTTTCGTCAGGATCTTATCGAGCAGAACCTCACCGTATGTGTGTACCATCGCCCAGAGATCCTCGCCTTCCACCGCGCAGCTGTTTGCGTTCTTACGCTCGACGAGCATACTGTCCTCGATGAGTTTAAGTATCTCCCGGGTACTTTGATCGGCTCTCATTGGTCAGCTCCTTCTCCAATTCCGCAATAAACGCCATGTTGCACTCCATGTGCTTCCGATGGAGCAGTCCGCTCTCCGGATCCACGGACAGAGGATCATCCAGATACTTCAGCAGGTGCCGAAGCAGGGCATCCTTATACCGTTCCACTTCCACCTGTCTCCAGTTCTCTGGGCCTCCTTCCGGATATTTCTGGTTCCCGTACATCCTGACCTCGGCAATGTCCCAGATGATCTGTCTGGGCACCAGCGTCAGCTGAGGCTTGCCGGCGTCGGACTTCGCTTTCTGGTCGTCGGATCTGAGATAGATCGGATTCGTCTTAAACTCCATCATCGTCCACCTCCTCCACGGAATACCTCTTGCTCCCTTTCCGCAGCCCTTTACATACCGCGGACGGCGACACCCCGATCTTCCGGGCCAGTCCTGACATCGTTGAGGCTTCGGCGACAGGATGGTCGTCCTCGTCATAGTAGATGTAGATTTTCATTCCGCCATCAGCTCCTTCCAGTATCCGTATAATCTCGGGTGCTTCTTCAGCGCCTCGTCCACCGTGCACCAGTCGTCCGTCGTGCCGTACTCCCGGATCAGCTTCAGGACTCGCTTTGCCCGGTAGATCGGGTAGTCCGTGAAGTATGATCCGTGTATCTTAACCTTCTTCCCTGCCGACTCCACGAGGTTGTCCAGGTCGATCCGCATCTGCCAGACGGGATCCTCCCAGCGGCCGGAGTTGGTGATAATGATTTTGTGATCTGACATGTTCCTCCTATTCTGGTAACTTTGGTAACCAAAGAATCGCGTTTTTCCGCCTTTCCCGGGTGTTTTTGCGGTTACCAAAATGACTTAAACATTTATATATTTTTTAATTTCTAAAAGTTATAACTTCTTGGTGAAAAAGAAATATATATTTCTTTGGTAACTTGGTAACTTGGTAACTTTTTAAAAGAAATATAGGAAATATAAGGGTTTGAAGGCATTTTGATTTGGTAACTTTTTGGTAACTTTTGGTAACCGGTCAGTGTTTCAGCATCTGGTTGGTGTCCTCCTGACGCATGAACACCTTCCTGCTCTTTCCTGCAACCTTGGCTACTCCGATGCCGATCTTGTACAGATCCCAGACGGCCGCGATAAAATTCTTGTTGCTGAACTTCGCCCCTTCGGAATCCCATCTGTAGAACTCCTCACTCATCTCGCTTACCGTCCTATTGATGATTTCGGTCTCCGGATCCAGATCCTTTGCAAACTGCCGGCAGACATCGTTGTTCTCGTGATACTGGGCGTTGTACTGCTCGACAGTTTCGCACTTTGTCCACTCCAGGTTTGTGTATAACCTCTTGTATCCGTCCACGATCAGTCGGATCCAATACTCCAGGGCCTTCTGTGTGGTGATCTTGGAGATAAATTGCGGATCCGGCTTGTCGACCTTGTTGAACATCGGCAGCCAGACGATCCTGCGCTTATACGCATATCCCTTTTCGAAGGATTTGATGTCCGAATTGGTCGTGAAATACAGCTTGATCGTGAAAGTGGATGAAATCGACTCCGAATACATATGCCGCGTGGAGATCGTGTCCGCTGTGGAGATGTTCTTTAGGATCTTAAGCTCTGCGTCGTTGATGGCAGCAGGCTCGATATCATCTCCCAGGTTGGCCAGCTTCCCTATCATGGTGACTTTGTAGCGCTCGTCCGTGAGCTGTTTGATCGAGAGGTTTGTGCAGTTCCGGGAGTTATAGATCTTCTTCATGATCTGGAGCAGTGTCCCTTTACCGTTGGCGCCGTCTCCCCTGAACATGAAGAATTTCCCCAGACTCCGGATCTTCTCCGGATCCGTGATCATGACGTATCCGATTACCTCCATCAGCAGATCCCTGTATGTCGGATCCTTGCCTGTGAGGTTGTCAATGTATTCATCGACGATCGGGACGGGCTCGGCGTCCGGTTTGTATGAGATATCGATAAAATACGGAGTAAATTCCGGGAAATCCTTCATGCGGATGAACTCGCCGTTTCGGATAATCCCGTTCCGGAGCCGGATCGGGAACACGGCGTCGTCGGGTATTTCCGTCGATTTGTAGGTGATCTGTCTCAGAACTTCCTCGACAAACCTGCTCAGCTGTCCGTCGCAAAGCTCGTATATCCGGCGGATCAGCCTGCTGTTTTTCTCATCCGAGATGTACTCGCCGTCCTTGTACCACCAGACTCGGCCGGAGTAAGATACGCAGCGGTTGTCCTGTATGATCTGGTCAGCAATAACCGTCTGCTGCTTGGTGTCATCGTCTGCCTGCGGCATGTCCCGGAGGATGTTCTGCAGCTCCTCGTCGGGCAGTGGCTCGGAAAAGACATGATAATTAATGAAGGAAACAATTCTGTCCACGTCTTTCGCGCCGATCTTCTCCAGCATCCGGCGGTGGGTGTATAGTGCTTTGTTCCTCCCTTCTCCCTCCTGGAGGGAAGTCAGATTTGCGTATTTGACTTTGTTCCTGACGTCCACGTTGAAGATCTGCGGCAGATACATTTCCTCGTCCATGTTGTCGATCTGTCGCGGGACGCCGTTCTGCTTGACCGTCATCCCTTCGGGATTTGATGTGTTTGTGTGCTGTTCAATCTCGAACCCGAGTCTGCAGATCCCGTCCTTCCGTCTGGAAAACCACGAGGGCTTTTTAAACCACAGATGGACTCCTCTGGTTGTCCAGACGGTGCGGGTTTTCAGCCCGAACTCTGCAATCATCGCTTTTATCGCGTCCTTCGGGAGATGGTCAATGTCGATTACTACCTCCTCATTGTTCATGAGCATCCCGCAGTCCTGGAAGGCGTCCATGGTCTCAGACCGTTCCGCCTGGGATCCTGCGTGTTTGGTACCTGGTACATATTCAACATACATTTTTTGGCCATCCTTTAAGTTTTTCATTTACCAGGTGGAGATAATATTCACGGTCGATCACGTCCTTGAAGTTCTTGAAATCCTTTACGTCCTCATTCCAGATGTACATGAGCTCCGGAACGTCAGGGAAGTTGACCAGACCGTCGTCCCATCGGACTTTATATAGCTTTGTGGATGGGATCTTAGGATCATCAACACAGGCAAACACCCTGTTGACTTTGTTCTGCCATTCGCCTTCCTTGTTCTGGACTCCCTTGTAAGTCCCTCCGGCCTTGAGGATGAACTGCCAGAGAAGCGGACGATCCAGATAATCGTCGAACACGTTGAGGATCTGGGTGCCGTGCACCAGATGCTCGACGAGCGCAATCTGGATGATCCGGGCGGAATTATTGGAAAAGAACTTATCCGTGTTGTATTTGTTGACGTCTCCACCTTTTACCGTGATGCTGCCGTCCTCCTCTACGGCAATGTAGTTATTTACATCGCGCTGGATCCACTGATCGTAGTAGTCAGTCTCGAGGACATAACCCTTGAAATCCTCCTCCCACTTTGAGCAGATCCGTTCATCTGCGTCATTGAGCTCCGGATCATCTATATAGACCACGCCGTCGGTATTAGCGTTGATGATCCTGTATCCTGCCTTGTACAGCTCCCTGCAAAGCGAAAACAAAGCAATCTGTCCATAGATGCATACCGTTGCCGAAGCCTTAGGGTTGTAGAGTGCCGAGTGCAGATTCTTGAAGTTTCCATACACCGAATTGAGGATCAGTTTGAGAGCTCCAGCCTTAACCGGATCGGATTTCTTTATGGCAACGCGCTCCCTGCGCATCCCGTCATACTTCTCTGTCGCCTGACCCAGTGCGTTCAGCGCGACAATGGCGCTAGGATACATCGACGCGACGTCCTTGTGCTTCACCCTGCCGCACCGGATCGGTTTGGAAGGGGCTCCGTGGAGCCCTCCCATGCCGAAAACAAAATCACATCCGTAGATGCGGACGGTCTTGCTTTTGCCCTTGCTCATGACTCCCTCGTCTGTCGTCCCGGTTTCCCAGAGATCCCAGACGTCGGAAGGGATGCCTTCCACGTTCCGCCAGAGATTTTCCGGCACCCTGTGAGTCGGCCATACCGCGCTACGTTTGTTGCCCAGCAGGATGTTCGCCGACAGGGTTGTCGTATTCCACCTGTAAGCAATTTTCGACAGGTCGTCGGGCAGCATGGCAATCAGCCCGTCCTTGATCTCGAAGTATGACTTCACGCGCTGCTTGTAAACTTCAATCGTTGCCCGGACATCATGCCGGCAGTATTCGAGAGTCTCCTCCCGTTGCTCCGGAGTCAGGCTTTCGGTAATGTTGAAGTCGACGGAACTCTCGACGATGGACATCCCCATGTTCCCCTCGATCTGCTTTAGGGAAGGGTGTGATACATCGATCTGCTGCATGGCGTCCAGAGACTTGAAGTCTGCACGGTAACCGTTGTAAGGCGTATTCATCTTGATAATTGTGTTGTTGAGCTCCTTCAGATGCCGCGCCAGACTTCCCTCGCTGCTCAACATGGCAGACAGGATAAAATCGTCGTATCCGTAGTTGTTGTATCCGACCAGAGTCTTACCTTTGATAACGTCGGTAATTCCCTCGAAGCCGGACGGATCATCCTGATTTCTTCTCTCAGGGTTGTTCCAGAAGTGGGCGACCTCCTGGCCGTTTATATCCATGAAAACGACCAGGGCGTCCTTCTCAAATACCTCGATATCGTAGAAAAGTAAGTCGTCCATATTCTTCCTTTACTTCTTGTTGGGGAACTTCTTGATGTCGCCGTAGTAGTTGTTGCCGAATGCAGACTTGACCTCGACCATCAGCGGATGTCCGATCAGGGCGTCTTTATTACTGACGGGCTCGTGGAATTTCTCCTCGAACTTCTTGAACTGTGCCTCCTTCTTGATCGGATCCTGGTACCACTCCCGGGTGTCCTGCATGAAGATCCCGAATCCCATCTTACTTTCGTAGGTCTTACCCTCGATGTTGTAGCGGATCCGGATGAAGTAGTCGTCGACGGAGATGTCCGAGATCTCGGTCTGGTAGATCTGTCCTACCATGTCCGCGGAGAACTTCTCGATCTGCTCCACCTCCCAGAGGGAATTAAAACGGTCATAGCAGTAGATGTCCTTCTTTACGCCGATCGCGTCGGTCAGACGGTCGAAGGGGAGCCCGAAGTAATCCGAGCACCAGCCGTCCACCTTCTCGGCCTTGTCCGGATCGTCAACGTACTTGCCGTCCTTGTAGACCTGCTTATTGAAGTTGACCACCCGAACCTGCCTGAGCTCCTTGTCCAGGAATGTCATGACGGCCTTCTTGTTGTCACTCTCGTAGTCCACACCCACAAGTTCCAGATTCTTTCTGATAATCATTCTTAATTTCCTTTCTTATAATTAATGTTGTTTTCCTTCAGCAGCATTTCCGCGAGCTTGATGTCCTTCTCCCCGGAGACCACAAAGATCTGTACCGGGATCTCCTCCTCGGGATCCTCATCCTCCAGCTCCGACTCCCACTGCTCCCTCTTCTGGACGAGCTCGATAGCCTCGGCCAGATTGCCGGTGACGGTGTACTCATAGAGATAGTCCTCGCCCATCTTCGACGCGACCCGGATGTTGTTGTCGCACTCCTCGAGCCAGTCCCGCATGTCGTCCTCAATGCGCTTCATGGAGTATGTCTTGTTGAGGAACTGCGGCTGGAACCAGAGATCCAGCGCGCACGGGAAGTACTTGGTGATCTGGTCGTACTGTGCGACCCTCTTGTCCCACAGCTCCTCGATCTCGGACATCTTGCACTTCCGCTCGAGCTCCTCCAGCTGACGGACTTTGTCCCGGAGCTCCTCATCCGCCTCGCCGACGATGTCGCACAGCTCCTTTACCTGGGATTCAAAAACGGTGTACTGGGACAGGATTGCCTTCTTGATGTCGATCCGGGAGCGGTTGAGACGGTCGGTCAGTTTCCGGGCCTTCGCCAGTTCGACCTTGACGGCCTTGATGTTCTCCTGCGTCACCGGCAGAGAGCGGATGTAAGCGTTGACCTGCTCGGCCTGCCGCTTGTAGTCCTCAAACGCGGGGAAGCTCACCTGTGGGATCTGGTAGGTTATGTCGTTTTCTCGTTCGATGATTTCTAAGTTTTCCATCAGTAAAACCTCTGTGATTGATGTAATTCGATTAGTTTGGATTCTTCGTTCCGGCGGTGGGTATAGTAGAATTCCTTGCACTTCTGGGTGCTGAGGTGTCTGGTAACCGACAGATACGGATCGTACCCGTGCTTCTTGTACCTCTTGGCCTCCTGCCGGAGCTTCCGCTCGTCGAAGTTGGACTCCAAAAAGATGTAGTCCAGCAAGAGATCACTGGGCGGATTGACTCTGGCGGTGTCCGTCATGTACAAAATATTGAGACCTTTCATTTGTACGATGTACCCGGTCACCGGCACGTCATGCACCCCGTCGAACGGGATGATCTTCCTTCGCTTCCGGAGGCTGAACGGCTTGGATCCAACCACCATGTCGACGTCATACTGGTACGCGACGTCCGCGTTGCCAAACACCGTGATCCCCGGGAACTCCTTCCGGATCCTCTCCAGAGTGGCCGGCTTGATGTGGTCACTGTGGGAGTGCGTGATCAGCAGGGTGTCGACCTTGTAAAGGTCTTCCTTCATATGGGAGAAGGGAACCCCGCAGTCAAACATGATGTTTTCGATCCGGACGGCGTTCCCGGATGATCCGGTGCCGATGATGTGATAATCCAGTTCAATCATTTGCTCCCCGTTCCTGATACGAGAATCGGGCGTCCACACCTTCGGTGTAGTAGATCGTGCCGTTCGCCCCGTTTGCCGAGAGCCTGAATCCTCCCTCGTTGAGATAGACATAGGCGTGGGCGATGTTGTCGCCTGTACCGTCTCCTCCGAGCTCGCGGAGGAGCTCAGCAATCACATCCGCCGCAATCTTGACGTCCGGGATCTTCTTAATAATCTCTTCCACCTGGCACCTCCGGGGACGCTCCCCTCATCTTTGTATCCACAAAAATCTGCAGCCACTTCCTGACCAGAACCTTGTCCTTGTCCTCCAGCAGGGGCGCCTCCGCCAGCTGCTTGTCGACGATGAAATAGCACTCATAATCCGATAACATCACTGCACCTCCTCACAATATGAACATCCGAACGCGCACATCGATCCTCCCACGACCACCAGGAACGCCGCCCAGGGAAGGCTCCCGGAGCAGATCCCGAGGAGGAACATTATTCCGCCGATAACTGCTATAGTTTTCATCACGTACCTCCTCATCAGAACTCGTAATACCTCATAACGACATCGTTCGCGATCGTGAACAAAATCACGTCCACCGCATACCCGTCCGGATCCTCTCCTGTCGTGTGGTTGTGGATGTCCTGGGCGATCCGGAGCATGTTGATCGGAGTCGGCATCATGTGCTCGACCATGTCAAACATGTTGCTGTAGTCCTTAACCGTGCCGGCATTATACCAGTCATGCGCCACGCACATCTCCCGGATCTCCATCGGATCCCAGGTCTCTTTCACGGTCATGACGACCGGACGGTCAAACACTGTAATCAGTTCTGCCATTTGCGCTTGCCTCCTTCATCTGGTCAATGTAACGGTCTATCTCTGTTCTGTCGTACAGGACTCTCGTCCCGTACCTGACTACCGCTCCGGCTTCCCGTCCAAACCGGGCGGCGTTTTTCTCTCCGAGTCCGACATAGGACTGGAGCGTCTTGAGGTCGATCAACCTCGGTTGCATCACTGCTCACCTCCTACAGCGTCCAGCAGGTCGGTGATCTGACATCCGAGTGCTACCGCGACCTTCTGCAGGGTGTCAGCGTAAGGACGGCTTCCCTGCCTCCATCCGGAGATAGTGCCGTTTGCCACCCCTGCCTCCACCTCAACGGCCGCGATGCTCTTCCCGATCTCGTCCGCTTTGGCCTTAACTTTGTCGTAAATCATCAGCTCCTCCTTTCCGTACAATTATTTGGACAGGTGAGCCTTGCGAAATCTTAGCCCGTAGGCTAGAATGATTTTGCCGAAACCATTTAGACCGCGGACTCACCCGACAGGTATATATTAGTCCACGGTCTAGTTGAAGTCAACTATTTTTTTCGACCGGAGGCTAATTTTATGTTGGAGAGGATCAGACAGCTCTGCGAGGAGCACGGCACAAACTTGTTCCAATTAGAAAAGGCGTTAGGGTTTGCGAACGGATCACTGGCGAAATCTGACAGCGAGAAGATTCAGAGCGGACGACTTAAGGCCATTGCGGACTATTTCGGAGTCACGGTCGATTATCTACTGACAGGCAATAACTATTACACGAACCCGGAGACCGCCCAGCTCGCGCAGGATCTCTTTGATGATCCGGATCTCCGGATGCTGTTCGATGCCGCCAGAGGATGCACTCCGAAGCAGTTGAACCTTGCCGCTCAGATCCTTCGGGGATTCAAGGAGACAAACCCTGACGGGTGAGGAGGTGACAACTTTGACAGATGACATTTATGTATATCCTGCCGATCTTCCGATCGGCGTGAAGGAGGTTGTGGCTCCCGGAGTTGACGGTTACACCGTATATGTCAACACCAGATATACCTATGAGACCCGCGTCGGATCTTACCTCCATGCTGTTGGGCATATTGAGGGTGAGGATTTTGAAAAGACAGACGTGCAGGAAATAGAGACAAAAGCACACAGATCCGCATAAACAAAAATAACCCCTCCGGCGGACGGGGCCGAAGGGGTTAGAAGGTGGTGACCTGTAAGGTCATCACGCAAGCGCGAGGTAATTATACACTATGGGAAGGAAAATTGCGAATATTTACAGACGCGAGGATGGGACATACCAGTGCCGGTTTACCATCGACGGCCGCAGATATGCCGTCTACGGCAAGACGGTCGACGAGTGCCGCCAGAAGGAGGCACAGAAGCGCCAGGAGATCGAGGAACGCGCATATCAGAGACAGAAGGACGTCACCCTTGGGAAGTATGCCGCATGGTGGCTCTCCGGCAAACAGGGCACCGTGAAGGCCTCCACGGTGGCGATGTATACGAGCTGGATCTCGACCATCACCGCGGACCCGATCGGCGAGGTGCGGCTCCGGGATCTCCGGCCGCAGCACATCCGGGACTTTATCGGGAGGCTGTCCCTGCAGCCGTCCTCGATCAATCTGGGGATCACGGTGATCCGTTCGATCCTCAAAACTGCGGTCGCGGAGGATCTCATCCAGAAGAGCCCCGCGGACGGGATCAAGGCCCTCAGAGCCCCTAAAAAGCCGGTCGAATCCGCGCCCCACCGTGCGCTCACCAGAGAGGAGACAACCGCCTTCCTGCAAGCGGCAGAGGCCCGCGGGGATGCCTTCCGGGATCTCTATCGGCTGATGCTCCACACCGGGCTCCGGATCGGGGAGGCTGTCACCCTGATCGACTCTGACATCGTTGGCGATCGCCTGCACTGCACCCGGACGCTCACCAGATCCGGCGGGAACTACGTCATCGGGGACAGCCCGAAGAGTGACTCCGGCAATCGGATCGTGCCGCTCGACCGGGATGCCCTGCAGGCCATCCGGAGAGCGCAGGAGCTCCGGATCGCGATGGACTGGAAGACGGACAGGATCTTCTCCAACTCCGCCGGCTCCGTGATCATCCCGCACCAGGTCAACCGGGAAATAAAAAAGACGTGCGAGCTGGCCGGCATCGAGCCGATCACGTCGCACGCCCTGCGGGACACGTTCGCGACCAGGTGCGCTGAGTCCAATATGCAGCCGCGCGTCCTGATGGAGATCATGGGCCACGCTTCGATCGCGGTCACCATGGAGATCTACGTGCACGCTCTGGATGACATCAAGGCGCAGGCCATATCTGCGGTCACTTTCTGACATTATTCGGGCACTTTTTGCGGAAAACGTACAAATTGGCACATAAATTGGCACAAAATACCCGCGGATGGCGTATTTCCGCGGGTTTTTGCTTTATCTATTCTAGCACACAGGTCAAGCGCATGACGTCGCATACAGCCGCATACAGTAGGCAAAAGTATAACACAAATGCAGTAAATATAAAGCATTGAGCCACTGCACAGCGCCGCATACAGCCGCACCAGATCGCACCCGAAAAACAGCCGAAAACAGCTTTTCGGCGTCCGTTTTGGCATACGGATTGGCACATAAAAAAGAGGGGAAGATCCGAAGATCCTCCCCTCTCTTTTAATCATACACTGGCCGCCCGTATCCTGCGATCCTCGAGTGTCCGATCGTATACGACTTACTCCACACCCCGCCGCCGTTCGCCACGACTCCGGAGCCGCTCGAGGTGTTCCCCTCGATGGTGCGGATCATGCCGGCGGAAATCTGGTAGACCAGACCGACGTGATCACTTCCGCCCTGTCCGAAAAATACCAGGTCACCGACCTCCGGCTGGCTGTACCATCTGCCGGCCGTTTTGAACTGCATCACGAGGTTAGGACAGTAATCATCGATATCCCCGCACAGTGCCCGTTTGGCGCCTTCCAGACCGAGTATCTGGACGAACGCCCAGCACTGGAACGACGCACACCATGCCGCAGGATGATCCATATTCCGCGGCTGGAGCCGGTGCATCTCAGAGGTGTACTTCGTATAGTTCGCACTCCCAGCGTTCGCTTTTTTCGAGTACAGATCCGCGTCGCTGGCCTTTTCTAAGTATCCGACCTCGCTGATCTCCAGATCGATGATCCTGTCCTTGGCAGACAGCCACGGCCTGTCACGCGTCGACATATCAACTCTGCCGTTGATACCCGGGATCGTGCCGGAATTGCTGTACTGCCAGAGGACATAGTCCTCGTGTCTCGGCCGGTTCGATCCCCATGCGGCGACCCACAGCGAGAACGGCAGCTTGTCCATGTCCAGCTGCTCGCTCATCCATGAATCGGACGCGTAGATCCCCGCCGGCACCCCCGCGGCCTGCAGTCCGGCACAGAATGCCCGGACGCATTTAGTCCGCTGTTCGCGGATCAGGTTGTCCGCTCTTCCAGTGCCCGAGACCCGCTCAGAATCGACGAAAACGGGCAGTGTGTACCCTTTTAGGTCCCGACACTCGCCGGCCAGATACGAGGCCTCGATCTGGGCCTCCTGCGGCGTTGTGGCGTTCGTAAAATAATACAGCGAGATCGGGATGCCCCGCGCCTCGCACGCCGCACGATAGACAGGATAACGTTGATCGACGCAGACGGTGAGATCCTTCTGCGTGCTTAAGGTATAGCCACACCGCAGGATCACCGCGTCGACCGAATCCTTGACCAGATCCCAGTCGCTAACCTGATTCCATTGGCTAAGATCGATAATATTCCCCACAGGATCACCTCCGCGACCCACCAGATGACGTATAAAGCGAGCACCAGGTGGATCAGCACCATGTTAAGGACGGCCCTCACCGGACGCCTCCGGCAGGCCCGTGGCGATGGCCATGAGGATGCTGACCACGCCGCCCATGGCGGCCGAACTGATCACGCCGAGCCAGTTGACCTCGTGGAGCATCGTCGCCGTCCCGATGTACGCCAGAGCGCACTCCGCCATGGTGCGGACAGCCCGGATCGTTGCCGCCTTCCAGAATTTAACCTCGTCCATGTTTCCCTCCTTAGTGCAGGAAATAGCCGACCGCTGCACCGATCAGGGCGGTTAAGACGATCCACACCGCCTTGTGCCAGTTCTCACCGGGCTCAGCTTCGAGCTTCGAGATCCTGGTGGTCATTTTCTCCTGTTCCTTTGCCATCTTGTCCATCGAGACGGCCAGCTTCTCGACTGCGATTGTGAGCTTCGCAATGTTCTCCACGGTCGCCTCCAGTTTCTCGAGACGGTGATCCTGTCTGGCGTCTTCCGCGTCGATCCGACTGATCACCGCCTCGTGCTCCTCGCGGGTGATATACTCCGGCATTGGTCTTTACCTCATGGAAAAGGGGACAGCCGGAGCCGTCCCCTGTGTTGATGTTCCCCGTCCTGTTATTTCTGCCCGGGCGGAAGGCTCACCAGAACACGCTGGTTAATTCATGACGCTTAGAAAAGGACAGCCAAACAATGGATGAATAAAATCATCCCAAGAGTAACAAGCGTCCGAATTATAAACTCAGTCGGGGATTCTCTCATCACGTCACCTCTGACTTAAAGTGTCCTTTAAGTTATTTATAGCCGCCTCGTTCATAGTCATGCTCCATTAGTGGCTCATACTTGTTGCAACAACAAATATTATCGTTACCAATACCATCACCAAATTCAACAGTGTGTTGATCATCACTACATTCTGGATAAGAATTGCAACATGAGTTACAAAGATGCACATGATTATTTTCCATGATGTCTTTCTCCTTTCTCCACTCTTTCTCCACAATCTTTCTCACGGTTTCTGCAGCGCTTTGGAATCCGTTGATATGCCGTAGATATTCCAGTTTAGAAAGGAATGCGGCATCCACCCGGATTTGTAGGATTTTGTCCTTCATGTAATTACCCCTTTCGATGTTTGTAATTACATTATATCAAATCCGGGCGGATTGTAAATAGTGTCCAAATAGTGAGGATCACTCACCCTCAGTCTCAGGAGCGGGAGTGGTCGGTTCGTGATGGATAAACTCCTTGTATCCCTCGACTACATCAAGCTGTTCATCCGCGATTATAACCTCGGCGGTTGCCACATCAGGAGCATTCCAGAACATCTGGCAAGTTCCGTGGAAATTGACCTTCGCCGCTTCAAGGGTTAACCCCTCTGCACGGATGGAAAAACTACCATTAACGCAAACGATGATTGCATACTTCATTTTCTAGCCCTCCTTTAGGCATTAAGTAACGCTGTGAGAATGTCCGCAACTGTGACCGCTGTCACATTAGTCCCCGGAGTAATCGTTGCCCCAGACGCGATGGATGCCGTCACCCGGTACAACTGGTTGTCCACGATCAGGAAATTGTTCACGCTGTACGCTCTGGATGCTTTATATCCTGTCTCGGTCGGAGCGATCAGTGTCGAGAAATCCGAGGGCAGTCCGTCCACCTTGGCAACAATGTCGGTCGGATACTGGGTGCTGTGTCCTACAGGGACGATGCCTGTGGTGACGTACTCCTCAGTGCCGTCAGAGTCTACGATCTGAGGGTTGGTGTACGGTTCAGCTGTCTCGGTGGTGGGAGTGGTCAGCTTGTAAACCGTGTTTGTGCCGTCTGTGATAACCGTGGTGTCGCTCTCATCGCCGCTCTGATATGCACGGATGCCATACCTCCTCGTCACCGTCCCATTACTGCTATAGGTATCGCCGTCATAGTACAGACGATTCGCGCTGTCGAGTTTAGTGATACCCCGCAGTGTCAGCGAGGAGTCGAGGGGATAGGTGTGGGAGACGTAGGGTTCATATTCTGCATCCGAGCCAAACATGACCCCATAGGCGTTGTTCACTCCGGACGTGTTGTTCACGAATACCCACAGGAGATAGCCATCGCTGACAGTGGTTGTGGTACTGCTGTTTGCGCTGATGGCTGCGGTCGTTCCCCTGTTGGACAGGTCTGCTTTCGGCTTGCGGAAATACAGAGTAGTGTTCGTGTTGTTGATGATCGTATACGTTCCGGGCTGATAGCTGTGTCCATATCTGAGTGCTGAACCATCACCCACAAGGTCGAATGTTTCATAGGTGTTGGGATTCCAGAGGTTCTTCCCACTCATTACATGAGCGGACACACCCTCAACAGACTTCAAACTCCCGGCATCGAACTGATAGTAGTCCGCACCGAAAAGCCGCTTAAACCACTGTACTCCCGCTCCCGCTGTGGCGGTTTCGAGGGCATACACATAGTCGGCGATGGTGGTGCCGAACATCTGGGTGAGGTCATGAATCTGATACCAGATTTTATATGTTCCTACTGCCGCAGTAGTCAGTACACGGAGTGCCATCATGAAGTTAGCAGACGGTCCATTTTTGCTGTGTATGCCTGTGTATAAATTCCTCCCGGCGTAATTATCACGGTACAATATACCGTCAGGTAATTGATTCGGAAGTATGTACTTGTGACCGACAGGAATCTTAGCATACGATGTGCCTATGTTTGCAGTTAGCTGAATATTGTATGCACTCTCAGCCGCTTGCAGAATCTGCAATGTAATACTTCCGTCATTGTTGATCGTAACGGAATAATAATCGTTACTGGACGCGACAAACTTGCTGTTATTCGCAATCTGATTCCAATCCACCGTTCCACCGACTAACTGGTCGATCTCCCGGTTGCCGACGGCCACACCGCCGCCCGATGCCCGGAACGTATACGGAACCTGATCCTCTGCCCCGTCTTCCACGGACATCACACCGCCCACGGTCATGTCAGGATATGAGCCAGACGGGAAATCCTCAAAAGCGCTCTTTAAGTCAGAAACATCCTCGCTCAGTTCCGAGTAATCCTCCGGGATACTGTCCAGAATCTCCTGTGCCCTGTCCGCACTCGCATCCGCCGCCGTAGCACTTCCTGCCGCCGCTGTAGCACTCCCTGCGGCCGCTGTAGCCGATCCCGCCGAAGCCGTCGCACTCTGAGCCGACTGAGCCGCAGATCCCGCCGATGCCGTCGCGCTGTTCGCCGCATTGGTTGCGTGTCCTGCCGCAGTACTCGCTGATTCCGCCGCCGCTGTTGCGCTCTGTCCAGCCGCCTCAGCTGCTCCGGCAGATACGCCGGCAGAGTTTTCGGACGCGGTCGCATACCCTGCGGACTCCGTCGCACTCTGAGCAGCTGCTCCGGCACTGGTGTACGCCGCACTGGCAGAGGATGCCGCAGCCGTTGCCGATCCCGCTGCCTGTGCCGCAGATCCGGCAGACGCGGTGGCAGATCCCGCTGCCGCGGTCGCAGATCCGGAGGCGTCCGTTGCACTGTCCGCGGCCGATCCGGCAGACTCCGCGGCTGCACTGGCAGCAGCTTCCGCAGCTCCCTTGACAGAGATCGAGCTCAGCGCGTAATACTTAGCATTATTCTCGTAGGTCGGATCGACATCCGGGACATCTTCCCCGTTCCTCTGACCTACTGCCCACGCCTCTGCATCCAGCGCGTTCTGCTCTGCGTCTTCGGCGGCTTCCACCGCCTGCTCGACCTTCTCGTCGAGATCCTGCACCCAGGTATCACTCGGAGATCCCGACGCAGGGCTCTTTTCGATATACGCCGTCCAGTTTGCCGTCCCGATCGGTTCCTGTCCATCGCCGGTCAGGGAGAGCTCCATGGGGATCAGTCCATACTCTGCCGTCATCTGGGTGAGCAGATTAAACGTGATCACGTTCGTGCCGGTGCTCACCTGTGCGTCGGCGATGACGACCTTACCCGACGGCTTCCTCACCTGGATCTTTGCAGTGACTCCGGAGCCCAGAGGGAAGTCCGTGCCGTCGTACTGGACGTAGACCTTCACCGGGCGTCCGTTGTCGTACTGGCTTGCGGACAGAAGCGGTTCCGGAGGGAGGAGCTGAGGGTT